CACTCATCCGAAAACCACCACCTTAACCGGGATGTTGACCGTCGGTGCTTTGCCGATGCACTGTGCGGTCAGGCTGTTCGCGCCAGTCGTGTAGTTGTGAATCAAAGCGAAGCCCTCCAATAAAGCCGCGTCCGCGTCCGGGTCAGTCCCGGAAAGCGCCACGTCCCACTGCGGGTCGACATCGTAAGCGGCTTTCAGCCCCGTGATCGTGATCGTCTGCGCCTGGTAGCCGTGTGAATCTGCAGCCCAGCCCGAGGCAAGCAGCGTGCCGGTGTACTGCGTCGGTCCGCTGCCTGCGCCTGCGACGGAATCATCGACATATTTTTTGGTTGCTGCGTCCATGTCTTCTGTCGGTGCGCCGGAAAGTTTCAGCTTGCCGGTCAGCGTGCCGCCCGTCAGCGGCAGATACTTCGCGATCAGTGGCTTGATCTTATTTGTCCAGAGGTAACTCAGGCCGTCGTTATCCAGATAGGCCATAGCTGCACCTCCTTACGTGTCCGCAGTGATTGTGTCAATCTCGCCGTTCGTGATCGAGTTGATCTCAAAAGTTGTACCCAGCGCGTCCCACGCGGTGCCGGTCCAGGCGTAGTTCATGCCGGTGTCCTCGACATTCCACACATCGCCTGCCACATTGCCGGACGTAGGCAGCGCCGAGAACGTCGCCTTGCTGCCCTTGTACTTGTAAAGGCCGGAAATGTCCGTCTTTTTGGCGTAGTCGCTCGCGTCGCTAAAACCGGAAAGCTTTGTGTAGTCCGCCGCGGACATGAGGCCGGGCGACGTGGCCGAAGCCGCCTCATAGGTCGTGTCGGTAAACACTGCGTCTTCCGGCACGTTCTTTGCCACCGTGTGGCCGCTCACTTTTTCGGCGTTGTCTACAATGCCGTTGCCGTTCTTGTCGTACACGCTTTTCAGCATGTCGCCGCCGCCCGCGCTCGCGACGGAATCGTCGACATATTTTTTGGTTGCTGCGTCCATGTCTTCTGTCGGTGCGCCGGAAAGTTTCAGCTTGCCGGTCAGCGTGCCGCCGGTGAGCGGCAGATACTTCGCAACCAGAGGCTTAATTTTGCTGTTCCAGAGATACAGCAGACCATCGTTATCCAGGTATTTACTCATTTCAGCATCTCCTCTATTTCCGTATTTGTGATCTTCTCCGACGCCGGAGGAATTGTGTCCAGCTTTGATTGCAGGCCCGTAATGGCCTTAATCGGGTGCTGGTCGTCCGCGTCCCGGTTTAAGAGCTTTGTGTGGTCATTTGTGCCGCCTCCGCCGCCCTGATAGACCACCTTCGCCGGGGCGATCTTCATCTTGATCTCCGGCTGGGAAAGCGTCATTTTAATCATATCCAGCCTCCTTCAAAAACCGCTTTGCGTCCGTCTGCACAATTTCAGCCGCCATCGGGTTTCCGTCGCCATCCGTTAATGCAAGCTGTAGCCTTACGGTGCTTGCTTTCAGCCGCATTGCGTCTTCATACGGGATTTTTACAAGCAGGTGCGTTTCGTCGACTACGGTAGGCTCATACTGGAAAAACGAACACCCCTGTCTCACATAAAACTCGAGCTTCGTTGCTTTCGTCAGGTCAGTTCCCTCTACTTCCACCGATAAAGCGTTCGCGATTTTCTGAAACACTTAATCACCCCCTATGTTTTTGGGATTCCGACGACGTAATCCACCACGTAAGAGCCAGAAATCTTCGAAATCTTCACACGGTCGCCCGCCTTGAACGAAATCGACGTGTTGCATTTGTAATGCTTTTCGCTTGCCGTCGTACTGCCGTCAAAAATCAGGCTCAAACCGTCGGAATACACCGCGCCGACCGTCGCAAGGTCAAATGTCGGTGCTGTTACCTTCTTTTCTTTCTGCGTCGATAAGCCCGGAATCATGCAATCACCGTCCTTTTCGCTGTGTGCTTCATCAACTCTCCCGCTCCAAGCGTAATGCTCCAAGCGGTTTCCTCATAGATTCCGCCGATATCCGGATGGTCAATGGAGATCGCGTCCCCGATGCCGTGATTTCCCTCAGAAAATGTCTCGAAACTGATTGTTTTTACCGTCTGCTGCGACTCGCTCATCAGACGGTTCGCGATGGTCTGCAATTCGTCCTGAGATGCAACATTGTCGACCTTCGTCACCTGAACGATTCGCATATTCCGCTTGAATGTCGAGGTCGCGGACGACGGCGATTCGTTTACCGCCGTCGCCACAAGCGCATCTTCCAAGTCCGGATTCGAGCAGACGCACACAAAAACATTCGGAGTGGAAAAGATGTCCGTTTCCTCCGAAGCGTCTGCCGAAATCGGTCTCAAAATCTCCGTCCCGCCGTATCGGTGCTTGATGTTTGCCGCAAGCGCCTGTGTATACGGCTCGATATGAGCGATACCCTGCACGTCGAACCACACAGGCTTGTAGTTGATCTCCGCCAGAAGGTCATTGCAGATCGTCAGATAATCTGTTCCAATCTCCCAGTCCTCGCGGTCTGTGGCAAGCGTTGCCGCAGAAGCTGTCGTGATAGCCAGTGCCACGCCGCACGTTGTCAAAATCTGCTGAACGACCGTCAAGTAAGACGTGCCCTTTGCATAATGCACCCTCGTCTGCGTTTTGTTGCTTTTGAGCAGCCAGCACCGGTCATACGCCTCTACCTTGACCGTCTTTCCGTATTTTGTGACCGCTGTGGTCACCGTCGCAGCGCGGAACACCCCGAGGGGATATTCGGTGCCGTCCACGGTCAAAATCGGCTGAATTTCGTCTGATAGCAGGTCGACAATGGGATTCACATAGAACTCTCCGGAAAAGCTCGACTTGATCTCGCCGGACGCATCGAAATAAACCGTTGGGTCATTTCCCGCCGCCCACGAAAGCGCCGATACCTCGCCGCCCTTTCGTAAAACCGCCACGCGGTAGGATACGTCACGAATCAATGTCGATCACCTCCGCGTAGTCGATCTGCTGAATTGAGAAGTTGACGACGGATTTGTCCGGGTTCACTCTCGACGTGTCGCTTGTCTCGTTCAGATAGCCGATAACCATTTCGCCGGACTGCGTTTTCAGGCAAACCAATTCGCCAATCAGCGCGTCAAATCCCGCTTTGTCTTCGTCCGGAAGGAAAACCGCCGTTCCGCCGACCTTCTTTGTCACAAACTCGCTTCTTTCCGCGTGCGGGTACGTGCTGCCATACATGAAAATGTACTGAATGTCGCGGTTGATCGCGTTCTGCACCGGCTGATTCTTGAGCCCGCAGTGTTTTAACGTCACTTTCTTCCCGGAGGCGATTCCGTAGAGCGTCGCATACTGGCCGGTCTTGACTGTTACCGTAGACTCCGGCGACAGCCCGTAATTCCCGGAATCGTCGTAGCAGCCGCGCACCTGGTACGTTGTACTGCCGGAAGACAGCTCGTCGGTGTACTGCGTCTGGGTGAGCTTTGCAATCGGCTTGCCATTCCGGTACACAAGATAAAAGTCATAGCTCCCGGAAGTCTGCCAACTGAGATCCGCGACGCTGGAAGCCTGTACGCTCAGCGTGATACTCGCGCCCGGCGTGTTCGTCACAGGCAGCGCTGCCGTTCCCCAATTGGACCACATGCCGTACTGATTCTGCACGCGCACGCGCACCGTGTGGCTGCCGTCCGCAAGATACGCCGGGCTTGTCCACGTTTTGTCTGTGCCGTAGTGCGTGCCGCCGGAAAGCTTTCCGTCAAGCTCTACCTGGTACGCCTCCTGCTCGGAGGTCTGCCAGCTGATGGATGGGCGCGGGCCCGTGGACTTGATCTGAATGGCAGGCATCGGCGGGGCAGCTATAACCGATATTTGTGCAGGCTCGCTCCAATCGCTCACCGCGTTTGCGGAATTGTATGTCCGGATACGCCAGTATTTTGTATTTGATGTTAATGTACCAGCTGGACATGTCCATTGCTGTTCAGCTCCAGCAACAGTCGCAAGTGCCGTCCATGTACTTCCGTCAGTGCTTATCTGCAATTCTGCTTTTGTCTGTGGCGTACCCGTTGATGTGGCATGCCCCCACACAAAGGATTGGTCTACCGAACCGTTGACAACAACATCTTTCGGGCTGATAGCCCATGCCCTCGGTGGGGCGTCTCCAACGCCTAAAACGATCCAGTCCGACGTAAGTGTTTGGTCCGCATTTGTTTTTGCTATAACGCGCCAATCGATGCTGCTTCCGCTGATCGTTCCTGCCGGAACAGTGACGTTTGGTGCATCGCCTGCCCATGTTGTAACAGGAATACTTGTTATCGCTGATTGCCCATGAACGCGTAGCTGCAATGTAAAGCTTGCTACTTTCAGTTCTTCCAGCGATGGCTCGTCAGTGTTCTGTGTAAACGAAAATGTAAAAATGACCGGTTTGCTGAGATCAACAATTGAGCCGACAGCAGGCGAAAAATCTTGTATCGTACCAGTTGCAAGCTCATCCGATACCTTAATCGCAAGATATGGCTTGTTGTCGCTATGGCTCGAGTAATAATGGACCGTTTCGTCACACTGAAACATCAATCCATATTTAATTGCTCGGCTTATTTCTGCGCTGGTAGATGCTATTTCCCCAACTGCTTTGTACTCATTTATCGTTGCCCCCGGAAGAGTCAACGCTTTTCGGCTGTATGCACCTGGCTTATTTGCGTAGGTTACGTTTGTCTCATCAAACGAGCTGCCTAAAATGCTTACATACGAGTTGTAGTACTTGTATATCTGCTCAAAATACAACCAGAGTGCTATACTCGTTATCTTGTTATATGGAGAAATCGGCGAGTCCAAGGCAAAACTCATAATGCCCAAGTCCGTGCCAGTGAACACCTGCGCGTCATGGTTGTTGTAAGACTCATTTATGTAGTTTATTGCTGCGCTTTGATTTGCATATAACTTCACCTCAGCCATCTCACGTCACCCCCATTCTGGCTACTCTGCGCTGGTTCTTCATGCGGCGGATAAAGTCGTCGATTTCGCGGATTTCGTTCGCCTGCACAATAAAGTTGTAGGTATCGCCGCCGGAAAGACTGCGCCCTTCCTGATTGGTACCGATGAAGTTTTCGCCTCTCATGCAGATACCCCCATCCGCGAAGTCAAACGCTCATTTTCTGTAATCCGGATGATGTCATTGAACTGCTTCACCCGGTCTGCGTTGATGTTGTAGTAGTTATTTGTCGTGCCTGCTCCGGCGAGTGCCGGAAGATGACCGAAGGAAGACATTCCAAAGGTCATCGTGCCGAAATCGAGTTGGCTTTGAATTCCACGCTTGACATTTGAGAATTCCTTGTCAAAGCCCTGCCCGAGTCCTTCCGCCATATATCCGCCGATGCCGGCAAAGACCTTAGACGGGGACGCGATGCCGAGGAAGCTTTTCACACCGTCCACAAGCCCCGTGAAGACGTTTTCAACCGTCTGCTTGAAACTGTTCCACATATTCACGAAACCGTTTTTTATGCCCTCGACAATGTTCTTGCCGATGCTTCCCCAGTCAAACGAAAGGAATGTGTCCACGATAGACCGAATCAACTGCGGAATGACCATAACGATATCCGGAATCGCTTCAATAAGTCCGGTAGCCAGAGCCGCAATGATTTTGGGGCCTGCCATGATGATCTCCGGCAGATTGTCGATAATGCCCTGCACGATACCGAGAATCAGGTTCGGAATCGCCGCGATCAGCTCTGGCAGAGCCTTGATAAGCCCATCCGCAAGCGCCATTGTGATTTCCACGCCTGCTTCAAGAATTTTCGGCATATTTGCAATGATCGCCGTGACAAGGTTCGCGATAATGTCCGGAACTGCTGCAATCAGTTTTGGAGTCGCATCTACAAGCCCATCAACGAGAGCCAGAATGATAGCGAGCGCTGCGTCAATCAGGTTCCCGAGGTTTTCCGGGCTGGTCAAAACCTCTACGATTTCAATAATTGCATCCGTTGCGGCGGGAATCAGCTGCGGGAGCGCGTCTGCAATACCCTGTGCAAGCGATACAATGACATCAATACCCGTCTGTGTGATCTGCGGCAAAAGCTCAATGAGAGCCGGAACGAGTGTGTTGATGACCGTCGGCGCAACGTCTGCTAAAACCGACAGCACAGACGGCAAAGCCGCCATAAGCCCGGTTACAAGGTTTGTAGCGCCCTCTACAAGAGACGGAAGTACCGTGCCCAGAATCGACGGTAACTGTTCGCTTACCGTTCCGATAAGTGACGTTGTTGCTTCGACGATACGCGGCAAAAGCTCCTGAATCCGAGGAATCAGATTGTTCCCAGCGATGACCACAGAATCCGTAAAGTTCCCTACTAAAACGCCCAAATCTTGGTCAGGGTCTGCCATGCCGGTCACAAGGTTCTGCCATGCAGATTTCATCATACCGAACGAGCCCTGAATCGTGCTTGCCGCTTCCTCTGCCGTCGTGCCCGTGATGCCCATTTCCGTCTGCACCACATGGATAGCGTCAACGATGTCCGCATAGCTCGAAATGTCATACTTGATGCCGGAAATCTTCTCTGCGTCCGCAAGCAGCCGCTCCATTTCCGCCTGTGTGCCGCCATAACCGAGCTTGAGGTTATCCAGCATTGTATAGTTCGCTTTCGCAAAGCCTTGATAAGCATTTTGGATGGATGTCATGTCCGTGCCCATCTTGTTTGCGTTATCGGACATATCGGTAATTGCCAAGTTCGCCTTGTCCGCTGCCGCGCTTGTGTCTCCATCGAGAGATTGCAGCAGAGAGGCAGAGAAGCTCGTTACCGTCTCCATATATTCATTTGCGGACAGGCCAGCGGTCTTATATGCGTTGTTCGCATAATCCATAACCTGATCTTGGCTGTCCTTGAAAAGCGTTTCCACACCGCCCACAAGCTGTTCATAGTCGGCGTAAGCGGCAACCGCTTTCGTCCCGAGCGCTCCGATTGCGGTGGCGCCAGCCGCGACACCAGCAACAGCCACTTTACCAGCCGTAGCAAGCCCAGATTTCAGCTTTTCGCCGAGCCCGGATGTTTTCTGCCCGACTTCATCAATGCCTTTATTCGCTTCGGTCGTATCCGCACCGATTTTTACAAAAAGTTCAAATAGATTCATCTTTCACCACCAGTCCGCACCGCTTAACAACCTCGGCAGTGATTTCTTCGCAGGTTCGGTTGTCCTGCGGCTTCGGGTCTATCAGATCAGAATATTTCGCCTGAACAAAGCTGCCACCCGCGAATTTCGCTGTGTTTTCCGTCATTGTGCGCAAACACTCCGTCGTATAAATGCGGAAGGCTGATTCCTCCTGCTGCCGCTTTACCAAAATCGGCAAAAGGCGAATCAGCCCTCCCGCTCTTATCTTTGGAGCCGCCAGAAGCGCAAGCGTTACGCTTTCGCCTCCGACGCGCACGATTTGAAAAAATCCAGCATATCCTTGTCCTTGACAATCTCCTGAATCTGCCGCATGGTCTTGATAATACTCTGCTTTTTGATCGCCTCGACGGTCGTTTCGTTGACCGCAGCCAGAATACCGAGTGTGTCCTCTCTGTGCTTTTTCAGGATCAGCGGAATCCACTGGCCGATCTTCTGCGCACCGATCGCGTATTTTTCACCGGCTGTCTGCGGCTTCTCCGCGTCAATCTGTGCTTTCAGACTCTCCCGCAGCTCATCGTCAGTCAGGATGTTGAGCGCGTACACGCTGACCTCGCAAAGAACGTCAGCCGCCCTATCCGTGCTAAGTTCCGAAAATTTCATACTTTCTTCTCCTTACGTTTCAGCCGTACCTGCTTTGATATAAACCTCATACGGCACAACGTCCTGCTTCGACATCGAATAGTGCGCCGTGTACTCAAACGCCATCTGCCCCTTGTTTTTGTCCGCTGTTTTCAGCTGGAATCCGCCGGTCGACAGCGCGTTCATAAGACGAATAGCAATGAAGCCACCGTTTGTCGCACCGTTCTTGTCGGAATAATCACCCACAAGCCAGATGTCCGCAAAGTCAGCCGCCGAAAGATCGCGCCGAGGAACAACCTTCGTCGTATCCGTGCCGTCGATGTCAGCCGCCGCCATAAGAGATTTCGCGGAGGTGGTCGTAGCCGTTACGTATGTACCAGCAAGCTTCACTTCGACATCGTCCATCCGCTTCATTTCCATTGTGTTCTTGGGGCAATTGTCCACATCCGAGCCGTAGTCGGAATACGTCGGTGTCGCGGAAAATGTAACGCCGCCGGTAGTTGCGCCGATCTGGTTCTCCGGTTCAAACGTTCCGGTTGCAGGCGTAAATTCGCTCAAAACAACGCCAGCGTTGATTTGCAGCTGCTTAAACGTATCCGCCGGAATTTTTGTAAATTTCGCCATGAAATCAGTCCTTTCAGTTCGCGGTAATGTATTCGACCGTTACGTTCAAATACCGCCGCTTGATGTATTTGTCGGAATCGTCCGCGATGTTCTGGCACCACGGCGTTCCGCGCTTAATCCAAATTGCGCCGCCGTCGCACGGAACGAACACGCCGCCCAAGCCGATCGCGTCCGAAATTTCCTGCGCTTTGGCATTCGGTTCTGCTTCCTTTTCCGTGTAGTACCACAGATTCACCGTAAGCCCGATCTCTCCACTATCCCACGCGCCTGTAATAAGCTCATACGTGAGCCACGGGAAAACAGCATCGTCCGGCACGCTGGACGTCGAATAGGCTGTCAGGAACTGCGAAAACCATTCTTGTAGAGCCTGCCCTTTTGTCATGCCGGTAACGCCTTCTTTTCTGCCGTGAAATACTTGAGATCGAAGCTGGCCGAGCGTGGGGTTTTCTTTGCCATCGGCTCCGATGTTACACGGTACGTCTCGCCGGTCGTTTTATCCCGGAAGAAGTCGTTATACTCAATCGGAACGCTTTGCTGAACCAGAACCGAGTAAACGCTTGTAACGCCCTCTTTTTCGGCTCTTCTGGCCTCCATCGACGTATCAAGCGCCTGATAGTTGTAAAACTCCGCGCCTTCCGCCCACGTCGTGATATAGCCGCTCTCGCCGTCCGGCACGCGGCTTTTGTCCAAGAGGACACACGGTCTTGCAAAATCGTCAAGTAAGCTCATATCTTCCTCCATTGGTTCAGGCGCGACTTGAAAACAGACTGCCATGTTACCATTCCAGCGCCGGTTGCAGACCCGCTCGTCGTTTTCGAATAGCTGTACCCGCCGAAACTCTCCGAAGTGTACGGGCTCGCGGCGATGTCTCCGTTCTTTTCCTGCCACGCCTTGATTTCCTCTCCCAAGCAGAGAAGTGCGGGAGGAACAGACATCGGCCAGATAGAGCCGTCAAATGTCTCGTCTGCCATCGCGTAATCCGGGTATTGGTGAACTCCGTCGTTGAAAACAGAGCCCACCACACGGAAAAACTGTCCGTTTTGCAAAAACGGCAGTGTGATGCTGCCGTTTTCGACTGTGTACGTACCACTGATTCTGTCAGTTTCAAACCAGTTCCGAAGCACGCCACATAATTCAGTCAGCATCACACCGCCACCTCCATTACTTCGCCGTTACCGTCGCGTTGCCAGCCTTCTGCGCCTTGTAAGTCGCGTCAGCCTCAACGACTGTGATCTTCTTGCCCGTCGCTGCCGTGATATCGGACTTGCCGTCCCACGTCGACCACGTTCTGACATTCTGACCATAGGTCACAGTCTCAGCCGAATCGCCTACCTTGTACTTGTAGACATTCCCAGACGTTTCCTTCGCCGGGTTGACTGTGATCTTCGTGTCGCCGGTTGCGGTTCCGGCTGCCGAAGTAACAGTCAGCGTGTCGAGCGACGGGGTCTCGTCAATGTCAGCAACAGCAATACCGTCCTGATACTCCGCGAACAGGGTCATGCCCATGATCGCAAAGGACTCGGAGACCGCCGTGGAGTAGTTGCCCTGCACGTGGAAACCAACCAGGTTCGTTTCGCCATCAGTTCTGTAGTCAAGACCGGCACGGGCGAAATCGCTGTCAGCCGGGTCGATGTAGTACAGGACGATGTTCTCAACCGGAGTTGCAATGACACGACCGCGCTTGATTTCTTCGTCAGACAGCAGGAACACGGTGCTGTAGCCCATGAAGTTCTTGATGTACTGGAAGCCGAACTCAGTCTGGATAGTGATATCGGCGCCGCCGAGGTAGTCATACAAATCCATGACGTTCACAAAGCCGACAACGTTTGTCGCGGTTCTGTGCATCTGCTTGAACTTGTTGATAACAGCGCCCTTCGCCATCGCAAGCGCACGCTGCCAGTTGGTTTCGCTGACGTTCAGAAGACCGGTATTCAGGTAGTCGTAGAACCGGTTCGTGACGTTGGTCTGAAGCTCATACAGGAAAGCTTCGTCGGTCATCGCGACTGCGACGTCATATCCGTATTCCTTGATTGCCTCGATAGAGACCGCCTTCGCGTACTTTTCGACGTTGATGTTCGCATAGTCCTTCTCAATGACCGTCGCTTTGGAGTAGGGGATCTCTTCGCCCTCGCCGACGCTCTGCGCTAGCGTCACGCTTGCGGTCTTGGATTTCAGAACGGTGCCCGGCTGCTTTTTGATGGGGCGCATAATGCCGAGAATGTCGCGCAGGTGCTGCCAGTTCCGCGCAAATCGGGTTACAAAATCGATTTCACGAGCGGTTACCTGAACGTCGCTCGTCATAGTCAGGTTGTTTTTTGCTGCCATATTATTCTTCCTTTCCGAACAAATTGAGATTTGCGGCAATTGCTGCCTGCCGTTCAGACGCGTCCCTGATTTTAAAGATGTCATCCCGGCTCATAGCGCCGCCGTTGTTTGCGGGCGGGTCTTTGGTGTCCGCGCCCTTCTGTTTCGTGGTAACAACGAAATCTGCCCACTCTTCCTTGATGGACTTCTTCAAATCATCGGCGTTCTTGATCTTGCCGTCTTCCAATTCAACCGAAGAAAGATCGGTGACCTTCAAAACCGAATCAATGCGCTTTTCGCTGATACCCGCAGACTTCAAAAGTTCCCGATACGCGGATTCTTTCGCGCTTTTGGTTTCCTTCTGCATCTGCTCTCTTTTGTAGTCGTCAAATTCCTTTTTGACCTTGTCGTGCTTATCCTTCCAGCCATCGTCGCCTTTGGCTTTCAGGTTTTCCAGCTCCGCCTGTACTCCGGGGAGCTTTTCAGCGTCTGCCTTATACCGCGCGAGATCGCTTTTTAGCCCGTCTACGGTATCGGTGTGCGCCTCAATGATAGTGTCCATCTGCTCTTCCGTCAGCCCCATGCCCTTTAGGAGCTTCCTTGTTAATGCCATGTTCTATCTCCCTTTCCCTTGTCGGCGGTTCTTTGCCGCGACAGAACAAAAAAATGTGGCAACAGTCGTTTCTTCACTGTTACCACATTTATACCGCATATTTTAGGCTCTCTTACGCAAACTTTCAGCCATTTTTCAATTCATCCTCTACGATCTGCCGGTATTCGGATGCATGGTCAGCCGCTGCGGGCTTCAAATACGGCTGTGCTTTATTGCCCGCCGTCCAGTGCCAGTTCCCCTTTGCGTCCTGATATGCCCACGGCGTAGGTCTTCCGCCCGGATAATACTTTCCGGTTCCGAGTTCGACGTATGCGGCATATTCCGTGTCACTTCCGACGTATGCCGCTGGCTCTTCTTCATCTACACGGTGCGTGATACTGTTCTTCAGATTTCCGGTATCGACCGGGCAAAGCCGCTTTGCATACTTTTCAGCCGTCATGCCGATCTTTTCGAGGGCGCGAATCAGCGCGTCGTGCATAGCGGACTTCACTTGTTCGGAATTGTCGATAAATTCAACGTTCATCTTTGTAAATAGCCTTCCCCACGCTTTGATTTCTCCCACTGTGCAAATGTCATATTCGGCAGAATTCCGTATCTGTCTCGACGTTTCCCATTGGAAGTGTCAATTCCCACTATCGCAGATACCAGCGTGCAGCGGCAGTTGTATATTTCTTCCGGTCTTCCTTGCGGGTCTCCTGGGAAACGGCAACCATTAGAAAACTTCTTATCGTTATCCACGATTTCACCATCGAGCATCGCGTGAGAATGGCGCGTCCTTCCGTCCAGCGTCGCCATCCACTCTTTGCGGCATTTAATCCCCATCTTTTCAGCCGCAAAATAAGAATCCATCCGTCCGGCGTTCTGCGCACCCGTGACTGCCGTTCGAGCTGTCCGGATAGCGGAATCGCGGTTCATGGTGACAATTCTGGATTGTAGATCATCTGCCATGTGCTTAATGCTCTTGCCCTGCAAAATGGAGCTTGTGACGCTGGCTGCGATCTGCTTTTTGCCCCATGCAAGATCAATTCCACGATTTAACGCTCTTTTCGGCGGGTAATACGGCATAAGCTCCGGCTGTTCCACAATCAAGCGCTTTACAGTCTGTTCGTCCCATAAGTCAAATCCGACATCGCCGGTCACTTGTTCAATGGTGTACGCCGCGAAATTCCGATTCAAACTGTAAATGCCCGGCGTTGCATCGTTGACATACGCAACAGCAGCAGCGTTTGCATTTGTCATGCGATCTGCGACCTTATCCCGTAGCGCTTCAAAGCGCTTTCCACGCCCGATCTGCGCAAGCCGCCATTGCTTGTATTGTTCCTCGGTGATATCGCCAGCGTCCAGCCGTGCCTTTTCAGAAGCGTCACGGTCTGCGAACTTTGCGAAATACTCCTTGATGATATCCGTCAGACCGTCATACGCTTCTTTGTAAGAATCGTATATCCGCTTTTCGAGCGCCTTTAACTCTTTTTCGGTGAGGTCGTATCCCTTATCAGGTCTCATCGTTCACCATCTCCGGCGGCTCGAAGCTGCGCTCAATATCCTCTGCCGCTTTCCTTTTCAGAATTTCGGCGACTTCTTCCTGCGTCAGCCACGGGAGCTTGTTCAAAATTGTCTCATCATCGAGGTAGTTTGCTGCAAGAAGCACCATCTGCGTTTGTTCCAGCTGATTTGTTACCTTAGAGCGAGTAAAAGACGGTTCGTCTTCAATCCCAACGATTTTGAAAAGCGCCTGTAAGAAATCAATTACGCAGTATTCGAATTGATCGACCTTGTTATCCATCGACTGATATGCCGCAGTGATCTCCGTCGCTGTTTTCTGCCCGCCTTGCAGTTTTGTAACGTCCAACATCTGAAAATCTCGGTACAGATCGTCACTGATTCTGGAAAGAAGCGCTTCCCGAGCTTCAACCGGAATTGTGAGCGTATGAGCCTCCGCCTTCGCGCCGTCATCGTCCACAAGACCTACACCAATCCTCCGCATAGACTCTTTGAACCGTGCCATGTCGATCTCATCCATGCCGCCAGCATTGGAGATCGTCCAGTAAATAACGGATGCATCATCAACCGTATTCGCAAAGCCGGATTTGATCAAATCGTAGCAGTCAATCGCCTCGCGCTGTCCGACCAGTTCAGACTGCTTTGCGCGGTTCCCGTACATAGGAATAATAGGGAAGCCCGGATAATTCTGATACGCCAGAAGTTCGGTCCCGTCAATCTCAGAAGTCGCTTCCACAGCCACATAGCCGCGCTTCGGCTCCAAGATCATCATTTCTTCCCCGCTTCGTCGGATGTACTGTGTAAATCCGTCAGGTTCGAAGAGAGTAGCACGCAGCGGCTTGCTTGTGCATACTTGCCAGAAACGAATGCCCGACCGAAGCGCTCCGTTTTCCTCATCCAGAAGCGGAACAAATTCTGTCACATCAAACACTTCAAGGTGATCGAGATTCCAGAAACCATAGGAAACGCCGCCGACAAGCGCGTCATGCGCTGCGTCTTGGAGCCGTGTGTCAAACAAAGCGCCCAACTTCGCTTTGTTTTCCTCTTTTTTCAGTGTCACGCCGTTTCCAAGCAAATACTGCGTTTCCTGCGTGACGAAATTTGCAAAGAAATTGCTCCGAAGCTTATAGTTCGGACTGTAGTTGTCCGGTATGACTTTCCCGTTGAGTGTATAAAGCAGCTTTTGAAAATTAGCAATCGTCACATTCCTGTGCGCGTCATACTCCTTCGCAATAACCGCCTGTTTGTATAAATCCGAGTCTTTGTGATTATTTATCGCGGACAGAACAAATTCCATCCGTTCCCGTTCAGACTTTTCCGCAACCTCTAAAAAATCCTGATATGTTTTCATCTTTTCCCTCACCGCGCCAGTTCCGGCACAAATCTGTGTTCTTTGAAGTGCTTTTTCAAGACCGTCATCACCATGTACCTGATTTCGTCCATAGCGTGGTCGTTTTCCTTCACGACGCGGTCAGATTCTGCTTTTTCGTCCCACCTGTAAAGCCCGAATTCGCGGATGGCGTCCTCGCAGCTCTCATGGATTTTGAGCTTCCCGGACGCAATCATCTCAGCCGTTGTCTGTATGCCGGGCAGTACATCATTCACAGCCCCACGCACTTTGAAGTCATGGTGCTTCTTTACGGTGGCAATAAAAGCGTCCGCCGACGGGTCTACAATCAGGCATTTTATATCCCTCCCGCCCGCGAGGCGCTTGACCTCTGAATAATACTCTTCCGGCGTTTTTTCTTTCCGTTCTTCTCGCCCGCAGTAATAATACTCTCCGATTCGCACCGCTTCCGTTTTCGTCACGCACCACAAGCCAGCCGAAAACGGATTGTGCGTGCCGTAGTCAATGGAAATGTAATAATCGCCGGTGTCCGGTATGTCCTGCACGATGCAGGAATCGCCAAACATCGGATACACAAGCCCTTCCGCAATGCAGCGCTCCCCGAGGATATCCCGTCGATACCAGATGCTTTTTATATCATACTGGCTTTCGATTTCCGCGAGCCTTTGGGCTGTAATCGTTGCGTTGTCCCGGATAGTAAAGTGCCGATAATTATACCGTGCGCCAAACTGCTCCGGGAATCTGTCTATGTAGTTCTGATAAATCCAGTGCCCGGGAGATGAAGGGTTCAAGTCCCAAAATACGCGCCGCAATTTCGCGGCGAGCTGTCGGTTGAACGCCTCCTTGATCGTATCCTCATGGTGGAGGTTGATCTCGGTTGCAATCCACATCCCGTAAGAGTTACCACGTATTTTTTTGAAACTGTCCGCCTTCGCGCCACCTGCGAAAATAACAACGTAATCTCGCCCGCAGGATTTAATTACAAGTGCTTCATTTCCCTTATACTTCGTCCATCGGCATCGTCCACGGAAAAGGTATTCAAGCCCAAACCCATTTGCATCTCCAATGTTGAGTTTTGCGTTCGCCGCTGTGGAGCCGGTCGCCAAATGGATTCTATCAGGCGTACCTTTGTTTATCATCGTTGCAAAGGCGGCTATATTGTCGATGGTTTTACCCGCTCGAACAGCACCTTCCGCAACAGAAATAGTGCAGCGCGTCGCAGTCCGGATATATTCCTTATGCTTATCCCCGAACGCCGGGTGGATTGTCGAACTTTTCATTCGATACCCGCTTCTTTCAGATAAGCGTCCGTATCCTCCACGTCAATCGCTTCTTCTGGCTCATCGCGCTGCCCTAAGTATTGCTTCCCGAGCCAGATAGCCATAGACGCATTCTTTTCAGCGAGTCTCCACTGCATTCTTCGCAGTGATATTTTCCCTTTACCCCTCTTTTTTGCGAATACTTCGGAGAAATGCTCCCCATAAGTTCTCTTACACCATCCGTCTAATGTTTTATCACTTACATCAAGCGCGTCGCAGATTTCCAGAAGGGTACATTGAAGCCCGCACAGTGCCTCGAACTGCTTCTGATCTATTTCCTTTTTTGGTCGTGCCATACGCGCCCTCCTTTCTCCTCTGGCGTTTGATAAACTTCTCCATGTCCCGCTTTAAGTACGGGCTGGTTGTTTTGTCAATAATTCTCTGTGCTTCTTCAATCGTCACTCAGAAGCACCGCCTTTTCTCCTGTGAACTTCTCCCAACGATCAATGATTACATCGGCATACTTCGGGTCAAACTCCATGCAGTACGCGTGTCTCCCGTTCTGCTCCGATGCCATGATCGTTGTGCCAGAGCCAGCGAACAGGTCAAGGACATTCTCTCCCGGCTTGCTGGAACACTGCATCTGATAGTCGAACAGTTTAATCGGCTTCATGGTCGGATGCTCCGCAGACTTTACCGGCTTATCAAAATTAAGCACAGTTGTCTGCTTTCGGTTTTTGAAGAAATAATGCTTCTTGCCTTCCGTCCATCCGTAAAGGCAAGGCTCATGAGCATCCTCTTCAATCTCACTCTCTCCATACAGGCACGGCTCATGCTTCCACTGGAAGTCCTGTCTACCCATTACAAGGGAGTTCTTCACCCAGATCAGGCACTGCCTGACGCGCAGCATCGCATCTTTACACGCGCCACGGAAGTTATACCCCTCACTGTCTGCGTGCCAGATATAGAAAGGTGCACCTGGTTTCATAACCATCGCTGCATTAGAAAACGCATCCGTTAAAAAGCGCCTGAATGCTGTATCTTCCATGTTGTCGTTTTTGATTTTACCGGCGGTGCCCTGATAGTCCACATTGTACGGCGGGTCGGTGAGAAGCAAGTCCATCTGCACCCCCCCCTGTGAGCTTTTGTACGTCACTCAGAGACGTACTGTCGCCACACATTAACCGATTCTCGCCTAGCTGGTACACATCGCCGAGTCTACTCTTCGGCTGCGCAGGAAGAACTGGATCATAGTCATCCTCCACGACAGAATCGTTCAGCTCGTCGCGGAGCCCCCAATCAAAGTCAAAAGCCGACAGGTCAAGCCCCGGAAGTTCCACCGCCAGCAGGTCAAAGTCCCAGTCGCTCTCGTTGCTTTTGTTATCTACCAGCCGCAGGGCGTTCACCTGCTCCGGTGTCAGATCATCCACACAGACGCACGGCACTTCTTCCATGCCCAGCTTCTTTGCCGCCAGAGCGCGGCAGTGTCCGATCACGATCACACCATCCCGGTCGACTACAATCGGCTGCACAAAGCCGTACTGTTTGATGCTCTCCGCAACGTTGTTGATCTGCCGTTTATCGTGTTTCTTTGCATTCTTCCCATAAGGCGTAATGCTATCTAATTTCAAGCTCTTTACTTCCATTTCATCCCTCCTTATTCACCCTTCCAATCTTCCTTTTCACGCCCCACCGGATTGCGGTTTCCGGTGGAGCTAAGAAAAAGGAGGTTCCGCAGTACGCTGCGTAGCCGTAAGAAGGATGAAAGCGCAGAGGATACACCTCTACGCTCTCAACGATACACTATGTTTAAGGCTCTCTTACGCAAACTTTTGAATATAAACCACGTTTTTCTGCCACCAAGTAGATAAACTGCCTATGCCATTCCTGAGCGGTACGCTCCGAAACATATACCACCATAGCAGCGCCCTGTAGGGTATGTGTACGCTTCCAAAGAACCAAATCTATGAGCCGGAGGCGTTCCGACCCGTCGATAAGCTGTTTTGTTTCCTCGATTGCAGCTTCGACAGCAGAGATTTCATCCCGCGTCATAAGCGTACCGCTTTTGTAACTTCGTATCATCCACTTCGCATACCCCCACCATCCATAGCGCGGTTTGCTCACCGTATCAGCCCCCTTACTCTGTTCCGTCCAATATTTTCTTGATATCCTCTGCATTGATTTTGACAATATCCATTACAACGTCGCTCATAATGTTAGCGGCAAAAATAGCTTTGTCCTGCCCCGTCGAATTGAAATATCCCGTCTTTGTTGTCCCATCCTCCGCAGTAGCAACAATGCAGATCGATGAGGGCTTGAAATCTAACACAGTTTTTAGGGATTCTTCCAGCCAAGTGGAGTATTCCTGTTTTGTAATATCCCCCATCATCTGCCCGAACTCCCGAACCCATTGTCCCCGCGTTCCGTCTCCTCGAGCGAGCTGACCACTTCCAGTTCCGGCAGGATGCAGGGCAGTATAACAAGCTGCGAGATCTTATCGCCCCTACAGACCTTGTAGGGCTTGCTTCCGTGGTTGTATAGCTTGACAATGATGCTTCCGGTGTAGCCGACGTCGATGACCCCTTCGCTGGTGATTCCGTGTTTGACATTCAGACCGCTTTTGCTCTTGAGAAATCCCACGGTGTTTTTGGGCAGCTGGACATGCACGCCTGTATCAAACAATTCGCTTTCTCCGGGATAGATGTAAACGTCGTCGCTCGCCGAATACAGGTCTAACCCCGCATCGTATTCATGCGCCCTTGTGGGCATGAACGCCAACAAATCTAAAACAATTTTCATTTTTCCCACCAATCCTTGATTGTATCGTTCCGTTCGAAAAACGGCTGAAAGAACGGACCGCAGAGCTTCTTAAGACTCGAGTCAAGCCGGTGAATTGCATCGTCGGATTCCTTCTTGCCCAGCCATGCCACGCCGTATTCTGCGTCAAGCTGCTCCATTTTGTCCAGAAGTTCCTTTGCCTTCGCCGGGCTTTTGAGCATGCCCAGTTCATGCGCCGCCACAAAGAAAAGATCTACCACCTTCTGCTTTCCTGCCTCCATACCGGCGGCAAAATAAGCCTTGTTGCTTCTGCGAATACGCTTTGCCAGATCGTTCATTGCACTCATAGCTGTATCCCCCTTATGTACTTATCAAAATACGTCACTGCCACCGCCATCGCCGCCCACATATCCGCTGCGAACCCGTAAAAGAAACCGGGGTTCTTCTTTGTTCCTTTCCCATAATTCGGCTGGCCGGGCGCGTAGCGGTCGACGAGGGCTTGTCTGATGTTCGCATCCTTCGCCGACGCTCTGCCACATAAGTAAAGCTTTTCTTCCCGGCGGAAGATCTTCTGTATCTGGTAGCACCGCTGGAAAAGCTCGGCATATTCCCAAAATCGCCCGATCCATAAGCAGGTGTCGAACACTTCCTGCCCGACCGGCATACCCATTCCGGCAACCATTTCGATTGCCAGGTGCTGATACTCCCGGCAGAGAACGGGGAATATCTTCCCGTTCGGAACTTTACCAACGTCCAGCACCTTCCGGATTTCCTTCCCGTCGTGCTCTACGAGGACATACCCGGATTCCATATTCCCCGGGTCAATCGCCAGTATCGTTCCCACCTTGCAGCCTCCTTCCGGTCTCGCACGGCTTCATTTCGGGGCAATCACCGTATTTCGTGCAATGTGGCTCGAGCAGCCCTTCAAACTCCGGGCAATGATTGACCACCAACCAGCGCATCATTAAGACAACTTCCCGCGTCTCCTTTGCCGCAAGCCTGCAAAGCCGCTTTTCTGCAATGGTCATCAGCTCTTCGGCGCTCATGTACCAGATCATGTCTACCGGCGCGTCCTGCCGCGCTGCGTTCCGGTCGTATTCGTCCTGCCTGTCATTCCGCTGTGACCGGATAAACGGCTGTGCGTGGACGTGGCGGGCTAAGTGGGTGCTTACCCAGTACGGCACACCCTCCAAGTAAAACGCGAATTGCAGAGTCCGAATAGGGCTGTGCTGCGCCCGGAGAATGGCGTGTTTCCACTCCATGTCCGGTGCTGTTTTCATCTCTTTGCCGATGGTGACTAAAGCGCACTGTTTTGCAAATGCCCAGTCCTCATCGGTGGGATATTTCAAAAGTGTAATGTTCATTCTTCCCTCCGTTCTCCGTAGCTGCAAAATGTGGAAACGAACTTCTTATTGGCCCATTCACTCACCTTGAGGTAATACGGCTTGCACTTTTCCATTCCAATCCAGTTCCACTGGGAATCTCGGTAGATCAAAAACATATTCTCCGCTGCGTCGACGGCGTATACCCAGAAAACGCCGCCCGATAAAAGCTCAATTTGAAACATCGTCATTCCTCCGTTCTCCGTAGCTGCAAAAATCATCCAGACTTGGCTGAACCATGCCGTGCTTCTCCCTGCAGATCACAAACCCATTTGCAACCGTTCGCAACTTATGCTTGCAGTCCTTGCAGTACACGATTTCTACGGTGTTAATGGTGGGCGCACCGTCCAGATAGTTAATAATCGAGTCAAACTCCCAGTCTTCGATTTCGCCTTTTTGGTGGTTTTCCAGCGCCGTGTTGTAGATTGCATCCGCGTCAACTGGCCGCATCGTCAAATCCTCCATCCATCTTCGCCCCGCAGTTGGGGCAGTGCTTGTAATTCAGAAGGCTCACGTCATCATCCGTCTCGAAACACCATTCTTCACCGCAACTGGAGCACTGGATTGTTGTGAGACTGTTCCAATCATCGTCAGATCGCAGCCATTCCCCATGCACCACCTCCGCAACGTCGGCGGCGGGCATTTCCAAGATGGATTGCAAGTTTTTTGCGCTGCACCCGTCCTGCATTAGTTTCATAAGTGCCGCTTCTCGCTTGATGTATTCGTCAGGCATGGTCGGCCTCCAATTTGCCTTTGTGTTTCTTCACGAGCTCCTTCGCTAAGTTCAAGCCGACTGCAGTATAGTCCAATTCGGAGTCCCCGATAGCCGGTTCAACGCATCCTTCCGTCCCACCATATGTGCCATGATGCTGTGCGAAGTCACTTCCGTCCGGGAAACGCACTGCATAGCCGTCGTACAGGTGCTCTATCTTGCATTTGATTCCAAGATCGACGCAAAAATGGTACAATGCGCGTATTTCAGTGTATTTTTCTGGAAAATCTAACGTTCTTTCCTCAGGTGCCAGCGCCTCCGCGCGCTTGATGTAATCAGTCATCATTTACCCTCCTGTTCCATGCCTCAACGGCTTGTTCTTCCGTGTCGTAAATATACACACCACCCAAAATCCCGCCATCGCACTCATAGCTTGCAATCGGGCATTCCGGGTTGTCCTCGTGAGCATGGTGAAGCATAAAGCCAAGTCCACTATATGGATGTTCTCTATATGCCTCATCATGTAGATTCCCTTCGTCATCGCACGGAACAAGACTAACTTCACCGCCACAGAACGGGCACGGTTTCAGTTCAGCCATCCTTCTTGCCCTCCTCTACACGCGACTTAAGCCATTCTTTGATTTGCATCGCGCACGAACAGCAAAGCTCAATATCAGGTGATTCTTCATGGAACGCGCTTCGCACGTTTACATACGTCGCAGAACTCACGGGGTTTATCTCCGCCCCGCAGCGGTCACATACTCGTTTCGTTGCCATCCTTCTTGCCCTCCATTTCCTGCAAAGCCTTTCTGGCGGCTTCCTCTGTCAAAAACACCGTTCGTCCGATTGCTTCCTCGCAGAATCTCTTCCGCCCGGTTATGTACGTTGTTCCGTTGACGTCAATACGGATTGCGTCTACCGTGACCGGCACGGGCTTTTTGGGGCGCGTGTAAAACATCTTAGACAGCCAAACCGTATCGCCCGGTCTGAGCCGCTTACTGTCCATATCCTCATACGCTGCGAGACGTTCCGCCATCTGGACGAGTTCGCCGATCGTCGCATAACCCAGCGCGTGACCGTTTACCAGCACGCAATCCTCATCTCGGCTTGTCATCCGTTCCATCCTGCTTCGCCTCCTAAACTTCCAAAATGGAATTTCCAGCCGGAGGTTTCGCGTCAGCCGCAACCGCTTCGGTCTCGCTCAAAAATACTCTCACACCGATCTGGTCCACAGGGATACCGATATCCACAATTTCCCCCGGAACAATGATGCTTGCTGATATTCTTGTAACCTCATGTGGTTGCACGCCAATGCAATCTCGCGCGTTATTTTTGTATGTCTTAAACCACACCGTATCTCCCACCTTGCACGGCAGCACGACCACGCGCCCGTCCTTGTCGGCCTCGGCAAGCTCTTTCAACCGTCCGACCGTCATGTTTTCCGCAGCCTGCGCGAAATCCCACAGATGCCCAGCATTTTCGCCCATCTTACGCAGCATCTCCGGTGTCCATCCTGTGTCCTCGTAGGCTTTCAGCCGTCCGTACAGATCGCGGGCCATCTTGCGGAAAATGTCCTTGCCAAAGCCGTTGCTCGTTGGGCCGTTGATCAGCACGTTGAGCGTGCTGTCCCGGCTCTGCTTCCAGTCGATTTCCTTGCCGCCGATCGTGGCGTGCAGAAATCTGTCGGTGCCCGAGTCTACGTTGATATTAGGACTTGTCAGTCGTTCCATAGTTCTTCCTCCTCGCTTTCACAGTTTCCAAGGCAATCACCGAGGGCTACATTCATCCACTCCGCTCTCAGTTCGCAGTAGACGACCCGCTCTCCAATGGAGTTGACATCTGTGTCGATACCGTGGACGCAGCCGCAGCACTGTCGTTTCTCCATATCACGCCTCCTCTGCCACATACCGCCAGCTCTGCGGCGGGCGGGTGATTGGCCCGGGCGCAAGGCCGAATTTTGTCTCCCGCAGGCCAGTAAACTCCCACAGATCGCGCGGGTGATCGTAAACGCGCAAATCTGAGATGTGCCAGCCGTACATCGGCGACTGCATTGCATATGCCGCCGCATCGTATGCGCTCACGCAGGCTGCTCTGTAAAATTCTTCATTGTGCCCATACGTGCGATCTTCGATGATCTGATCGCACAGAAATTCCCCGATGACTTTGCCGTTTCCGCATCTATCAAATGCGTTGTGGCTATGATCGTCCACATACGAATATCGTGGTCCTGTCCAGAACTGCATTTTTGCATTTTTCGTACAGTAAATGTAGCATTTGAACGTCGTTTCCAGTTTCGGTCGCGTCTTGCGGACCTCAATCGTCTTCTGCCCGTTGATGATCCTCTCACACCACTCCGGGCAGATGCTGATCAAAACAGCTTTCATGCCTTTTCTCCTTCCTCCGGCGCTTCCGGCAGCGGCATCCAGTGGGTGACTACGCTGCCGATGCAGTCCCGCATTGCAATGCCATCATATCTGCGCCAC